CCCCCGGCTGGGAGGCTAACAGGGGCATGAAGTTTGGGCCATACAAGCAGCAGCGCGGTTATCGGAGATTCAACAGACAGGCGTAATGCGTATAAAAATCAACTGACACTTTGGGCCAAAAAGCTGACACTTCCTTATATGCCAAGTGTCAGAACCGTCAGAAGTGTCAGTTAAATATGAAAAAATCGTGAACGGGCGCACTGACACAACTGACACGCAAAATACAAGTGTCAGTTAAAGTGTCAGCCTAAATTTTAACGATGTATCGTTGCAATATATCTATAACTGACACTTCTGACACTTAAAATAAATAAAAATAAAAATAAGTAAAATAACGCGCGTGAGAGCGCATATACCCCCGTATTTACGGGTCTATACGCGCGTGCGCGTGTGTCAGTCAGGTGGACAAGCGCGGCGGCGATGCCGCGAAAAAGATGGGAGGTTATTAGGATGCCGGAATTGGAAAAGGTCATCGAGCGCAAGCTGCGTGATGGTGTGAAGAAATTGGGCGGCGGGGCGCAATGCCTGAAATTTGAAAGCCCCGGCACATCTGGGGTGCCCGACAGGATGATCCTGTTGCCGGGAGGTCGTGTCGTGTTTGTGGAGCTTAAACAGGTTGGCAAGCGGGAGCGGATGCGGCAGACGTATGTACAGAATCAGATGCGGCGACTAGGCTTTACCGTGTTCAGCACGGTATCGACCCCGGAACAGGTGCAGACGATTCTCAGCCATTGCGAGGAGGTCATGCGGCAAGATGGATTGTAAAGAGTTCCACCCATACCCCTATCAGCAGTTTTGCATCCAGCACATCATCGATCACCCCGCCGCTGGGCTTTTCGTGGACATGGGCATGGGTAAAACCGTGATGACGCTGACCGCGTTTAACTATCTCAAGTATTATGCGTGGCAAATTCGGCGATGCCTCGTCATTGCGCCGAAGAAAGTTGCCGAGGCAACATGGCGCACCGAAATTTCAGGGTGGCAGCATCTGCGGCATCTGCGCTGCTCCGAGGTGCTGGGAACAGCTACACAACGCCGCGCCGCGATGGCAGTGGATGCCGACATCTATGTGACGAATCGGGACAATGTGCAGTGGCTCGTCAAAGAGTACGGCAAGGCGTGGCCGTTTGATATGGTCGTGCTGGATGAATCGTCATCGTTCAAAAACCATCAGGCCAAGCGGTTTAAGGCCCTGCGGTCAATGCGACCCAAAATCAAGCGCATTGTGGAATTGACCGGCACCCCCTCGCCGCACGGCTTGATGGATTTGTGGGCGCAGGTCTACTTGCTGGACGGTGGGCAGCGGCTGGGTCGCACGATCTCTGTTTACCGCGATATGTACTTTGAGCCGGACAAGCGCAGCAGGTCGCAGATATTTACTTACAAGGCCCGCCGGGGCGCAGCAGAGGCCATCTATGCCGCTATCAGTGATATTTGCATCAGCCTGTCCAGTGACGACTATCTGACCCTCCCTGACCGCATCTTTGATGAGATACCCGTCAAGCTGGATGCCCCTGCCGCCGCCGCGTATAAGCGTTTGGAGCGGGATGCACTGTTGCAAGTGGACGAATCGACCATCACAGCAGGCACGGCGGGAGTGCTGGCGGGCAAGCTGTTACAGCTCTGCAACGGCGCTGTGTATGATGAGGATGGCAAGGTCATCCCCGTTCATGACTGCAAGCTGGCCGCGCTGGTGGAGCTGATCGAGGGTCTGCACGGTCAACACGCCCTGCTATTCTACTGGTTTCAGCACGACCTCGCCCGCATCCTCGCCGCCCTTGAGCCGCTGGGTCTGCGGGTGCGAGTATACAACGGCCCCGACGATGAACGGTCATGGAACGCGGGAGAGGTGGACATTCTGCTGGCTCATCCCGTGTCCTGTTGCTACGGCCTCAACCTGCAACACGGCGGGCATCACATCATCTGGTTTGGGCTGACATACTCGGCGGAGGTTTATCTGCAGGCGAACAAGCGGCTACACCGACAAGGGCAGACGCATCCCGTCGTCATCCATTCGCTGGTCGTGCAGGGCGGGCAGGATGAGGATGCCATCGCAACGGTCATGGGCCGTGTCACCGAACAAAACCACCTGCTGGAATCGCTAAAAGCAAAAATCATCACGGCAAAGGAGGCCGACTAACTATGACGATGAAAGAATTATCTCAGCTCCATTGGCTGAATTTGGAGATTGACCGTGATAAACAGCGCCTTGCAGAGCTTGAGGCCCGCGCCACATCCCCCGGCGGGCCGAATATGTCCGGGATGCCCGGTGGCGGCGGTGCGGGGTCGAGCGTGGAGAGCGCGGCCCTTGAGATTGTCGAATTAAAGGCCAGTATCGAGGCAAAACTGATTCGATGCTCCACTGAGCGGGCGCGGCTCATTGGCTATATTGACGCTGTGCCCGATAGTCGTATGCGCGAAATCATGTATCTGCGCTTTGTGGATGGCCTGCCGTGGGCGCAGGTGGGCGCGAGTATGGGGTACACGGGCGATGGTGTGCGCAAGGCTTGTAAGCGCTATATCGACGCGGGCGCGGCCTAAAATCACGAAAACAGCGGACAAAAGCGGATTTTTTGAAAAACTGTCCGTTTGTGTCCGCCGTGTCGGTTGTATTCTAATCGCTGTTATTATAATATTACATTGCGGGTTTAGGGCGAGGGAGTTCTGGGCGCTCCTTCGCTCGTGCTTTCCCCGCTGTCACCTCCAAACGCCGCTGCGTGAATAAGCGCGGCGGCGTTCGTGTTTGCGCTGAGGTGGCAAAAGCCCTATACGCTGGGTGCGCCTCTCAAGCCCGGCGCTGTGCAGGTCCTTGACCCCTGCACTAAATTTGCCGCGATAGCCACAGGGCGCTGCGCTCCCAAAAGCGCGGTAGGGTGCGAGGCCCTTACGCGGTGCCATTAGGCCATTGCCGCCGTCCGGCCATTGCGGCGGCACAAGTGATCTGCACCTCCCCAGTGATGGCAAATTGCGGTTTGCAATCCATTCACGCGGTTCCACCGCTGGCGGTTTCCGATCAGTGGCCTATATTATATCGCACAGTAGAGCATTGGTAGCTCGGCAGGTTCATACCCTGCAAGTAGCTGGTTCGAGTCCAGCCTGTGCAACCATGCGAGGCTTGAGGGCATTTCACCTCGCGGCGCGTCCACGGCAAAACGGGCTTTTTCTCCTTTCCCCGTATGACGCGCCTGATTTTGGTTATTATCGCGGTTCGCCGCGAGGGCCGACGCCGGTACTGCCGCCGTTGACCTGCCCCTATATTACGCGCCACAGTGTCACAACTGCGGCGCATTTTTATTGCTTTCCCGGAGGTCTATGGTGTACCGCACAGAGCGCAATTATGAAAATCTCAATAAGGGCATTTTCCCCGGCGCTGGGCGGTTCGACATCCCCATCCTGCGGCCCGAATTGACTACGGCTGAAAACTGGATAAGTTTTAACTACGCCAAAGGGTGTGAGGAGCCGTCAGAGCATGGCGTTCACTTTTTCGTTGACGATTACCAGTTCAACCGCATCTGGGCGCATCCCGACAACTACCTCGGTATGATGGCGCGGTTCGACACCGTATGCACCCCCGATTTCAGCACATATACAGACTTTCCCCGCATTATCCAGATTTACAACCATTACCGCAAGCACTGGCTGGGCGCCTATTGGCAGGCCCACGGCATCAAGGTCATTCCGACCATCTCATGGAGTACGCCGGATAGCTTTGCATGGTGTTTTGACGGTGAGCCGGTAGGCGGCGCGGTGGCCGTGTCGAGCGTCGGCACACAGGCAAGCCCCGAATCGGCAGACCTGTTCATGACCGGGTACAATGAGATGTTGCGGCGCTTACAGCCCGCGCAGATCATCTTCTACGGCAAGGTGCCCGCCGGGTGCGAGGGAAATATCATCCATGTCACGTCGTTTCAAGAGAAACTTAAAGCACGGGTAAAAGGCAAAAAGTCATCTGAACAGCAGATGCAAGATTAGTGCATTATGCGTCAAAATGTTAAAATCGACATCGCGGCGCTTTTTTTATTTACAAAATCGGCGCATCGCGCTATAATGGAGGTTGAACATGGGCGGCAGAGGCGGTAAAGGCAACATCAACGGTTTTATCGACTGGTTGAGCAAAGAGGGCAAGGGCGGCGGTGCGCCGCGTCCGCTTGATATTTCCAAGTTTGGCAATATGACCCTTGAGGATGCAGAACGCCGCATCCGCAATCTGAAACATGAGGAGCTTTTCGTTTTCGACAAAGACGGCAAGCTGGTCGAGGCGTACAAGGGCAATTCTCATTCTGTTTCGTTCCCGATGTCCGTTTTGGACTATAAGGGCGCAACCGTCACGCACGGCCATCCTAAAGGCGCAGCAGATTTCGGAGGCACGTTCTCTTTTGCTGATGTCAAAAATATGCTTGAGTCCAAATGGGCAGAGCATCGCGCCACGGCCAGCGGCCAAGGCGAGATGAACTACATCATGCGTAAGGGGCAGGGTGCAAAACCGAAAGCCTTTTATAACCAGATCAACCGGGACTATAAGCAGATCGAGCGCTATTTGTCTGATCGTTACACAAAAGCGTATGATGACGCGCTCAAAGATGGCAAAAGCAAACAATCCGCTATGCACGCGGCCCGCCAGATGGCCGTTGGTTATCTCAACGACTACTGGCGGCGCACGGCCCCTAAGTTTGGCTATGAGTTTATCACCCGCAAAAAGGATTACACCTACAACCGCTAATTTCGATGAATTGAAAGGAGATTCGACATGGCAAAGCAGAGAACTATTGAAACTGATGGCAGCTTTTTTGATGACCTGCGCAGCATGGAGCGCCGCATCCTGACGGAGCGGGGCGACACTGAGGCACTTGCCATTCTCGATGCCGAGGATGCTGAGGCAAATGCCGAAGATGACGCAGACGACGAATAATTTCATCGCAAAGTAACTGAATACCCCTTAGCACTCAGCGCTGAAATGCGCCGGGTGCTTTTTTTATTTTTACCGATAGGAGGTGGCAGCAGATGCCCGAAAATACCGAGGCTATGCCGGAGATCAGCGCAAGCCCCGCGCCGCAAGACGCGAAGCCCGCCGACACCGGCGAGAAAAAGCAGAAAAAGCCTCGCAATACGTCCGGGATGAAACCGCCACTGAATCAGCTCCCCCCGGAGGAGGCGTTCGCCATCCGCTCCAAAGGCGGTAAGGCAGCGGCCAAAAAGCGCCGGGAGGAGAAGCTGGTAAAGGATGCCCTGCTGAACCTGCTGACAAAACCTCAGCACAAGAAAAAGGGCGGCAAGGCCCACTACAAGGCCAGCGCCGAGTTGACGAGCTATGATGACGTGTTCTCTGAGAATACGACCCTCATGGTGCAGATGCTCATTCCCCTTATCCAATCTGCCATCAACGGCAACATCGAATCCCTGTTCGCCATTCTGCGCGTTCTGGGGCAGGAACCGGGCACCCCCGGCCAGTTTGGCGTTGACGAGTTCACCCCGCCTGAGCCGCCCACAGAGGGCGCAGGCAGCCCCGGCAAGACTGAGCCTGCCAGCGACCCTAATGCGGTGCGCATCCACCTGATACGCGGCGAGAAGCCCGCCCCCGTGGCTGAGGGCGATGTCCCGGCAGTGGAGCAAGCTGACGCCGATCAGGCAGGCACGGCTACACCCGTCATGACCCCTGCCGATGGGGAGGCGGTGCCCGATGCCTGATGTTTACATCGAAGATGTTATCGCGCCCAACTATGACGAACTGCTGGATGATGTTCTCGATCATCGGCACTCGCAATATCTCCTCAAGGGCGGGCGCGGTTCGTTGAAATCGTCCTTTATCGGCTTTGCCATCCCGCTGATTATGGTTCAGCCGGGAAACGAGGCTTGCAATGCGGTCATATTCCGTAAGACCGCCAACACCCTGCGCGATTCCGTTTACAGCCAGATGGTCTTTGCCCTTGACAAGCTGGGTCTTGACAGCGAATTTATCTGTCATGTTTCCCCCATGAGCATTACCCGGAAAAGCACCGGGCAGACGATTCTCTTTCGCGGTCTTGATGACCCGATGAAGCTGAAATCGTTGAAATTCCCCAAAGGGTACTGCGCCATCACATGGTTTGAAGAAGCGGACACGTTCGATGGGATGAAAGAAATCCGAAACGTGTTGCAGTCAACCAACCGTGGCGGCTCTAAATTTTGGAATTTCATGTCGTTCAACCCGCCCATCACCCTGAACAACTTTATGAATCAGGAGGCGCTTGTCCAGCGTCCTGATCGGCTGGTTCATTCCAGCACCTATCTGACCGTGCCGCCCGAATGGCTCGGTCAGATGTTCTTTGATGACGCGGAACTGCTGCGGCAAACCAACCCCCGCGCCTATGAGCATGAGTATCTGGGCATCCCCACGGGCACGGGCGGCGAGGTGTTCAGCAACCTTGAGCTGCGCGAAATCACTGATGCCGAGATTGCATCGTTCGATTACATCTATGAGGGCATCGACTGGGGCTGGTATCCCGACCCCAACCATTGGAGCAAGATGTGCTACCGCCCCTCAAAGATGACGCTCTATATTTTCGATGAACTGCGCTGCAACAAAACCCCGAATGAGGTTTTCTGGCAGCGCTTGCAGAAAGAAAAGAACGTAACATCGCAAGACCTCATTATTGCAGATAGTGCCGAGCCGAAATCCATTGCGGACTTGAAAGCCTACGGCGCATCCATCCGCCCCACTGAAAAGGGGCCGGATTCCGTGCGGTACAGCATGAAATGGCTGCAATCGTTGGTGAAAATCGTCGTTGATCCCAACCGATGCCCGGAAACGGCGCGAGAGTTTGCCGAATACGAATACGAACGCACCAAAGACGACGAACTGACCGGGCAATACCCCGATAAGGACAATCACAGCATTGACAGTGTGCGGTACGCGCTCAATCCGATTTGGAAACGGCGCGGCCTGTGAGGTACAGCCCATGTCTATTTTTTCAAGTATCTATACCATGATAAGGCAGGTGTTAGGCAGAGTGATTCCGTATCAGAATATCCAGCAGGTGGAGAACATCGACACACCGCTGTCGCAGGAGATGCAGATTGCTCTCGAAGCATGGCACCGGGCGTATCTGGACAAGCCCGTCTACAAAAATGAGCAAGTTAAAACCCTCAACATTCCTGCGTTCATCGCGTCCGAGATTTCCCGGCAGGTCACGCTTGAATTTAAGTGGAGCATCACGGCGGGCAAGGATGACAGCACAGGCGAGGACATAACCAACCCGCGCTCGGAATTTCTGAGCAAAGAGTTTGAAAAACTGGCTACACAATTACGGAGCAAAACCGAAATCGGCTGCGCGGCGGGCGGTATGACGATAAAGCCGTATGTCCGTGATGGGCATATCTATTTCGACTATACCCCCGATTGGGATTTGTACCCCATTGCTTTCGGCGATGACAGCGACCTGTCCGATGTCGTTTTCCGTGATATGTTCTCGGAGGGCAAGATCTACTATTCCCGCCTTGAGCGGCACACCGTCGAGGGTGATAGAATCAAAATCACTCAGCGGGCCTTTAAGTCCAGTTCCCGCGATGCTCTTGGCAAGGAAATCCCCCTGACGGAAGTACCGCAGTGGAAAGACCTCAAGCCCGTGGTCTACGTCAACAACGTGGATGGGCAGCTTTTTGGCTGGTTCCGCGTGGCATCGGCGAACACCGTTGACCCGCTTTCCCCTATGGGCGTGGCTGTGTTCGCTAAGAGCATGGACACCATCAAGGAGGCTGACACACAGTACAGCCGCCTGCTGTGGGAGTTTGAGGGCGGCGAAATGGCTATCGACGTTGACCCGATGGCCTTGCGGCCCATTGACGGCGTTATGCGTAACGGCGCAAAGGCTATGGAAACTCCCAAGCTGAACGAGCGCCTGTTCCGAGCGGTCGATCTGGGCACTGATGAAACGTATCATGTTTTCGCCCCGACCCTGCGCGATAGCTCCCTTGTGGCCGGTCTGAACCAAATCCTGATGAAGATTGAAGATCAGTCCGGCCTCGCCCGTGGCACCCTCTCCGATGCCAACACAGAGGCCCGCACGGCAACTGAGCTGACTATCCTGCGCAATCGTACCTATACCACCATTGCCGACAACCAGCAGGCCCTTGAGCGTGCGCTGCGCGAGGTCGTGCGGGCGATGGATAAGTACGCCGACCTGTACAATCTCGCCCCGGCTGGCGAATATGAGGTGTCGTTCGATTGGGATGATTCCGTTATCGCCGATACCGAAACCCAGTTGCAGCAGCGGCTCATCATGCTCAATAACGGCATGATGAGCAAAATTGAGATGCGTATGTGGTTCTTTGGCGAAACCCGCGCACAGGCCGAAAAGGCCTTGCAGGAAGTCCAGCAGGAAAAAGTCAGCGAAATGCAGGCCGCTATGGCTATCCAGCAGCCCAACCCCGACCAGAGCGATGTCACCGTTCCCACGGACGAGGGCGACAACGACAATGCCGATCAGGGCGGGGGCAACACGGCTACACCGTTTGGGAGTGGCCCCGGCGAGGAGTGATGACCCGTGCTGACCCAGAAAGAGCTTGATGCCGCCGTTCGCAAAATGATTGCGAATCTGGATGAAGTCAATCTGTATTTCATCCAGAAAATAGCGACCCAGATAAAGAAAATCGGCGAGATGAACCCCACCAGTGTACACCGCTATACAATCATGCTGGAAATGGGTGCAGACATCGCTGATATTTCCGGCAAGCTCCAAGCCGCAACCCGGCTGACACAACAGCAGATGGCCGTTGTTTACAACACCGCCTTGCAGGACAACTTCACTGACCCGCGCTTTAAGGCCGTGCTGGCGGCGCATCCGCTGCCCCATGAGGAGAATCAGAGGCTCATACAGTATACGCGCAACATCGCCGCGCAGACCTCTGTGGCGCTGCAAAACCTGTCCAACACTACGGCCATATCCGTGCCCTATCAACAGGCCATAGATAAGGCCATTTTGAGCGTGTCCACCGGCATGACCGACTACAAATCGGCTATGCGGCAGACCATCAAAGATATAGGCTGGGCAGGGATGCAGGTGCAGTACGCAAGCGGCTATCACCGCCGCCTTGATACTGCCGCCCGCCAGAACATCATCGACGGGGCTTGCCAAATCGCCCAGCACAGCGCCGACGAAATCGGCAAGGCGCTGGGCTATGATGCGGTGGAGCTGTCCGCGCATCTCAACAGCGCCCCCGACCATGAGCCGGTGCAGGGTCATGTTTTCCTGCTGGCCGAATACGCCAAAATGCAGGCGGGCATGGCCTGCGTGGACGTGGACGGTCATCACTTTGCAGGATTCAATCGCCCTATCGGCGAGTGGAACTGCGGGCACTTTGCCGCACCGTTCAGCACCGAATATTCGGTGCGCAAATACTCCGACCATCAACTGGCGGCATGGATAACGTCAAACCATGCAGGCGTGACTATCGGCAACAAAGAGGGCCTGACCCTCTATCAGTGTTCGCAGATGATGCGAAAAATTGAAACCGATACCCGCCGCTGGAAAGACGTTGCCATTGCCGCGCGGGCCGCTGGCGACGATGACCTGCGCCGTGAGGCACAGCAGCACATCAACACCCTAAGCGCCCGATATAATCTCATTGCCAAGCAATCCGGGCTGTCACAGCGCCGTGACCGCATGGCAGTGGATGGCTTTAGTGCCATAAAGGTAAGCGCCTGAAACGGCGCTTTTTCTGTGTTATCACGCCGTTTTGGCTGATAAATAAATACCCGGCATTGCAGGGAAATAAATGCGATGGCGCGACGTGCGCGGAGTGGCCGCGCGATTATAAGCTAAATCAATCGCGGCGAAAGGACAATCTTATGGAATTGCTCAAAAATCTGTTTTCTGAGGGCGAGGCGCTGACCTACGACCAGTTGACCGAAAAAATCAGCGCGGCGGGCCTGAAACTCGCCAATATCGCGGACGGTTCCTACGTCAGCCGCGATAAGATGGATTCCAAGGTCAAAGGCTTGCAGGGCCAGATTTCCGACTTGCAGGGGCAGGTCAAGCAGCGTGACACCGACATGGCCGAATTGCAGACCAAGTTGACCGCCGCACAGACCGACGCTGACAAGCTGGCATCCGTTCAGTCCGACCTCGCGGCACTGCGTCAGCAGCGCGAGGATGATGGCAAGGCGTGGCAGCAGAAAATCGCTGCACAGGCGTATGAATTTGCCATCCGCGAAAAGGCGGGCGAGGTCAAGTTCAGCTCCAATGCCGCGAAAAAGCAGTTTATCGCGGATGCCATCGCCAAGCAGTTTAAGCAGGACGAGAACGGCAAGATGCAGGGCTACGACGAGTTTCTGACCCAGTACAGGGCCGACGACCCCGGCAGTTTTGTCGTTGATGAACCCGCTCCGGGCAAGAAGGGTCCGTCTATCACGGTTCCCGCAAAGCCCGACGGCGGTACGCACAAACTGAGTTTGTCCGAGCAGATGGCGGCAGCAAATGCCGATCCCAACTTCGTGCCCGATTTCGACTGATCGAGCTACACCAACCGAACCCCTAAAAAATCAATAGGAGGCAAAACCACATGGCAATCTTTGATTCCAAAAACTTCAATGGTAACGTGTTCAAGCAGTATGTTGACCGCGTTCCCAACCTGAACCGCAACGAGCTGATTAAGTCCCGCGCCATCAAAAAGCGTCAGGACATCGCCGACTCCATGAGCGATCAGGTCGGTGGCAACTACGTCACCATTCCCCTGCGCGGCATCATCAGCGGCGCGGTTCCCCAGAACTATGACGGTTCTACCAACATCACCAGCAACCCCACCAAGACTTTCTCCCACTCCCGCGTTGTCGTGGGCCGCGCGCAGGCATGGACTGAGCGCGACTTCTCCTACGACATCACCGGCGGCGAGGATACTCTCGCTGACGTCGCATCTCAGATCGGTGAATACTGGGAGGAAGTCGATCAGGCCACCATCATCAAGATTTTGACCGGCATCTTCGCTATGAAAGATGCTGAGGGCGTGAAGTTCGTCCGTGAGCACACCTACGATGTCACCGGCAAGACCAACTCCGAGGGCGCTCTGGGCCTGATGGACGGCACATCCCTGAACACCGCTATGCAGCGTGCCTGCGGTGATAACAAGGGCGCTTTCAGCCTCGCTATCATGCACTCTGCCGTTGCAACTGGCCTCGAAAATCTCAAGCTGCTGGCGTACATGAAGTACACCGACAAGGACGGTATCGAGCGTGAGCTGCAGATCGGCACCCTGAATGGCCGCGCTGTTCTGGTTGACGACACCATGCCCGCCGTGGAAACCGTCACCACCCCGGAGGTGCAGGGCGTTTACACCATCACTGTCAGCACCGCTGGCACCGATGGCAACACCATCACCGTGGACGGTCAGACCTATACCTTTGCCGCATCCACCTCCACCGCCAACAAGACCCTCAAGACCGGCGATACCGCTACCGAGGCTCAGGCGCTGAAAACTGTGCTGTCTGCTCAGTACGAGGGCAAGTTCACCGTCACCGTTTCTGGTGCTGTCGTTACCCTCAAGCAGATTTTCGGCGGCGAGGGCAAGCTGCCTGTCGTGACCGTTTCCGGCGCTGTCAAGGCCGCTGCCGCCCAGACCATCGCAGGCGTGGCTAAGGTGTCTCAGACCCGTTACACTACCTACGTTCTGGGCGACGGTGCTATCGAGTACACCGACTGCGGCGCTAAGGTGCCTTACGAGATGGATCGTGATCCCCACACCAACGGCGGCGAGGACACCCTTTATGGCCGTCAGCGCAAGTGCTTTGCCCCCTACGGCATCAACTTCACCAAGGCCAAGATGAAGAGCCTGTCTCCCACCGATGACGAGCTGGAGGACGGCGAAAACTGGGAACTGGTGAACTCCAACGAGGCCGAGGGCAAGCAGTACATCGCCCGCAAGGCTATCCCCATCGCCCGCATCCTGTCTCTGGCCTGATTTCGGGCCGCTGAGGAGGTTTACACATGGCACACGATATGTACCTCACCTTTGACGAATACAAGGGTTTAGGCGGCACCGTTGATGCCGCTGCGTGGCCTCCGCTGGAATGTGCTTGCAGAAAACGCATTGACCGCCTGACGGATTCCCGCGTCCAGAACATGGCCGAGATTCCTAGGGCGGTCAAGCTCTGCGTTTTCGCGCTGGCGCAGATGGAGAGCGTTGTCGGTGCCGTGGCTCAGGTCACGTCGCCCACGGTCACATCGTTCAACACAGATGGCTACACCGAAAACCATGGGAACGTGCCGAACGCCGAGGAGGCAGCCAAACAGATGAACGCCATTGCGGCGGATATGCTGTACGGCGAGCCGGACGATTACGGCGTTCCCCTGCTGTATAGAGGAGTGAGGTAAAATGCAGCTTTGCAATGACACCATCACCCTATACAACCGGCGTTTCGACCCGGAGGATGATTGCGACGTTTATGAGCGCACCATCATCCGGGGCGTTCACTGGTTCAATTCCGATGCGACCACCGTTGACAGCACCGGGCTGAAAGCGGCAAACAAGGTCACAATCCGCATCCCCACGGATGCGGATTTCGGCGGCAAAGCGTATCTGCCCCCTAAGCAGTACGCCGCCACTGATGACCCCGCCGCCGCTTTTACGCTGGCCGCTGGCGATCTTGTGGTCTTGGGCATCGGCGCTGAGGGCCTGCGCCCCGCCGCCATTCACGACACCTACTCCGAGGCCGCAACCATCTTGCAGGTCACAGACAACCGCCGCGCCCCGCAGGCGCAGCATTGGAAAGTTGTAGGTGCGTGATGTCGCTGACGATCAAAGTCGATTTCGATTGGGGCGGCGCGGCGGCACTGCTGGCATCCCGAAACCTTGAAAAAGGCGGGCTGGTGCAGCAGGCCATCGACAACGCCTTTATCCGTTGGTGCGAGGATTACACCCCCGCTGACACCTTTATGCTGGCGAAAAGCCCCTATGCCGCATCGAACATCGGCTCTGGCCTAATTGTTTATCCCGGCCCCTATGCGCACTATATGTACATGGGTGAGGTCTACGGGCCTAACATCCCGGTCTTTGACGATGACAGCGGCATCCCGACGCGCTATTTCTCCCGCCCCGGCGAGAAGAAAAAGCCCACGGGCAGGGCTATCCAGTATAAAACCGACAAAAATGCACTGGCCGGGCCGTTCTGGGTAGAGCGGATGAAAGCCGACCATGCACAGGACATCTTGCAGGAGGCGAAAAATGTCGCAGGTATCAAATAGTATTGACGGTCTGCGGCAGTGGTTCCGGCAGTGCCCGTTATTGTCGAAAAATAACCGTTTTGGTGCTGACTATCTGAGCGAGAATCCCACCGAGTACGCTATCTACGCATCGCCGTCCACACTGAGATACCGTGAGAACGTGCTGGGCGAGAGCATTTTGGAGGACAGGCAGACACAAAACTACATTTTCGCCACGCGCAAGAATTACGGTTCCGATGTCAAGCAGAACTCCGATAACCTCGCCTTTTTCACGGGTCTTATCGCATGGATGATTGAGCAGAACAATGCCCGAAACTTCCCCCGCATAGAGGAGGGTCGGGTTACTGCCATCCTGCCGGCGCTGACCGCTTACCCGGCACAGGTCGGCTCTGATAGCGCAAAGTACCAAATTCAAATCCAAATCACATATAGGAGGAACTAAGACATGGCAAAACTTGACCGTAATCGCGGTATGCTGTTTGTTTCTTGGACGGGTCAGCCCATTGCCGAGGCTGCTGAGGCCAGCGCGGGCAGCGTTACCGCCGCCACGTTCGGCAAGGCCGTGGGCGGTGTCAGCGGTGAGTACACTTTCGTGTACGCCACTAAGGGCACCGCATGGAAACTGAACGGCACTACCATCGATCTGGCAACCTATGGCATCACTGCCCCGACCAGCCCCACGGAGGGCATGAAGCTGGTCATCACCTATACCGCCGCATCCTCTGGCTGGGAGGCTGTCGGCAAGGACAACGATGATCTGTCCAAAGAGCTGAACCCCGATACCGAAACCACCAAAAACGTGCTGGGCGAAACCACATTCAAGCACTCCGGCTATGAGCCGGAGGTTGACGTTGACCCTTACTACATGGACCCCTCCCGCCCGATGTACGCGCATCTGCTGGACGTTGCCATGCAGGAAAAGTACGGTGAAGCTGACCTGCTGGGCTATTTTGCTGAGGCGTTTTTCACCTCTGCCAATGCTGAGAAGCAGACCATGAGCGGCTACTGCTATGTGCGCCGCGCATGGATTGTGCCGCAGTCTGTTGGCGGCGACACGGCGGGCTATGCCATCCCGTACAACATCAACCCCATCGGCGCGATGGAGAAGAAGAACATCGTCTACGACATGACTACCAATCAGGCAACGATCACCGACATCGCCTGATGTGAGAGGAGGGCATCGAACCTACACAGCATTGCGAGGATTCGCGGCGAGTGGGTCGATGCCCTCTTTTTTATTTTTTGAATCGAGGTAAAAAAGCATGAACGCACACAAAAACTTGAGCGCCGTCATTGATGACGGTACTAAGGAAATCGCCATCTATAACCGCTACGACCAGCCCATTTGCAAGGTGCATATCCGCCCCAGTGACCTGTCCATCCTTGACCGTTTCAAGGAGATGGAGGACAGCTTCGATGATGTTTTCGAGCCGCTGCGCGGTATCGACATCAACGCGGACGGCAGCGGCGATTCGGATGCCGCATGGACGGCTATCAAGGCCGCTGAAAAAATTCTGCTGGACAAGCTGAACACTGTCTTTGATTCTGACGAGGTTAGTCAGATTTTCGCCAAGCGCAACGCTTTTTCCAGCGTGGGCGGCGAGTTTTTCTGCACCAAAGTCATCAATGCGCTGGGCGGCTTGATTGCCGATGCCATCAATGAGGAAACGGCTGCCTCTGAGAAACGCATGAGCAAGTATCTGAAAGATAAGCCGAAAGTGGAGGTAGTGCGCAATGATCGGGGCACTGCCGACAACTCTTGAGGTCAACGGGAAAGCATACCGTATTGACGCGGATTTTCGCAATGTGCTGGAAATCTTTGTTGCATTTAATGACCCGGATTTAGAGGATAAGGAAAAGGCGTATATCTGCCTGCAACGGCTGTATACCGACTTTAAATCCATGCCCACCGAGGATGTGCAAGCCGCCTATGAACAGGCGGCTAAATTTTTGAGCTGTAACACGCAGGACACCGGCAAGCGTGAAAACCGCGCTCAGCTTGTGAATTGGGCCAAAGATGAACAGCTCATTTTCCCCGCCATCAATAAGGCGGCGGGCATGGAGATTCGGGCCTTGCCCTTTGTCCATTGGTGGACGTTCATGGGCTGGTTCCAGTCCATTGACCGGGATGCCGTGTGGGGCACAGTGCTGACTATCCGGCAGAAAAAGTCGAGGGGTAAAAAGCTGGAATCCTACGAGAAAGAGTTTGAAAAAGAAAACCGCGAACTTTGCTCCGTAAAAGTCCTTGCGAAAGCCCCGACACCCGAAAATGCCCTTGCGGCGATGTTCGCAGAATTGACGAAAGGAGGCGATTAAATCATGGCAAATACCGATGGTTCGTTGAAGTTTGATACCGAACTGGACAATAGCGGTTTTGAAAAAGGCTCTGCCAAATTGGAACAGGCAGTAAACAATCTGAAAGGCTCCATCAATAGCACTGGCGCTGACATGATGAAGTCGTTCTCCGGCGTTGTCCCGATTTTGCAGGACATCGCCACCAACACCGCGCAGATTTACGGCGCGATGGCCGACAACGGCAACCGGGCCGCGCAGGCCAATCAGGCCGTGACCGCGTCTGCCGCCGCTGCTGGGCAGGCTGTCCAGCAGCAGGCACAATCGGTGCGGCAACAGGGACAGGCCGTCCAGCAAGCCGCACAGGCGGCGCAGAGCGCGTCTGCGGCGATGTCCAACGGTGGGGCGGCAAAGACCCTTGATGCACAGTTGACGGCTACAGAGCGCTCCGCTGGGCGGCTGGACACGCAGATGCGTGGTCTTGCCGATTCTCTCGCCCGTGGACTGAACACCGATTCTCAGTTTACTAATTTTGACATCAAAATGGGCAAGGCTGAGGAGGCTGCGCAGAACCTCAAGCAGCAGTTGATTGACCTCGGCAAGCAGAGATTCAACACTGCCGAATACGATCAACTGACGGCATCCATCCAAAAGACGGAAAACTCCCTGTTTGGGCTGTATAACCGCCGCGATGTGATGGAACAGCTCGGCGTAAAGGAAAACTCCAAAGAGTGGCAGCGCCTTGCCATCCAGATCGAGAACACCGAGGCTATCCTTGAGCGCTACGAAACCCAAAAGGCCAAGATGGAGGCTGACGGTTCGGCTTTTGTGTCCGGCACGGATTCTGCCGAGTGGTTGAGACAGGCGCAGGCCATCCGGGATACCATCGCGCAGTTGCAGGCATATAAAGCCGAGGCGGTGCAGATGTCCTTTGATTCTCAGCTTAACGCCACCGATGCCGCCGCTCAAAAGCTGGACAAGCAAATCAATGCCTTGTCGCAGAGCTTGCAAAACGGCCTGAAAACCCCGGCGCAGATGAACAGCTTTGCATCCAAATTCGACGCAGCACAGAGCGCCGCCGCCAATCTGCAAGCACGGCTGGCATCGCTGGCCGAGGGCTTGCAAGATGTCGAGGGCGTAGACGGAAATGCTACACAGGCGATTTCTGGGTTTAATGCTCAGGCTGAGGCGGTTCAAAGCCTCCTTGATCGTTTGGAGGAGTGCCGCAGTGCGGCGGCTGACCTCGGCATCGTCATCGACCCGGCCAGCACCGCCGCTGAGACCGTGCAGAACCTCGGCAATGAAACACAGAACGCCGGGGCGGGTGCGTCCTTTGCATCCCGCTTTTTCGGCGCTTTTACCGGGGAACTGCGCAACGCTGCATCGGCGGCAGGCAACGCAGCAAAGAACATCGCAAAAATGGCATGGCAGTCTGTGGCATCCGGCGTAAAAAATGCCGAGAAAAATCTGGGCCTGTTCAACTCTCAGGCCAAGTCTACCGGCAATTCGGTAAGTGGGCTGATAAAGCAGCTCACAAGCCTTAAAACCGTGCTGATTTCGCGCATTAAGCGAATGTTCATCTCGCAGATTTTCAGCGGGGTCGGCGATGCCATCAATGCGCTGGCGAAATTCAATACCGCCTTTGATAAGTCGATGTCGAATATCAAAAACAGCGCAACGGGGCTGTCCGCGAATATCTCGGTAGGGCTGGGCAACCTCATATCGTTGGTAGAGCCGGTGCTTACCCGCATAATCAACGCAATTAGCACCGCCATCACCTACCTTAACGCACTCTTTGCCCTGCTGGGCGGCAAGTCCACTATCACCGTTGCCAAAAAGCAAACTGGCTCCTATGCTGCATCGCTTGATAAGGCATCTAAGAGCGCCAAAGACCTGAATGAACAGGTCTACGGGTTCGACGAACTGAACAAGCGGCAGAAAAAGACCGATAGCTCTGGCGGTGGGGGTAGCGGAACGGGCGATCTGTTCGAGACTAAAAACATCGATGACATCCTGCCGAAAGCGGTCAAAGACTACCTTGACCGCCTGAAAGCGGCCATTGAGGCGGGCGATTGGTACGGCGTGGGTAAAATCATCGCCGAGGGTCTAAACACCGCCTTTAAGGCCGTGGATGACTGGATTAACGGTACACTGCGCCCGCAGGGTGTCAAATGGGCGAAAAACATCGCTCAGATCTTCAACGGCATAGTCGATAACCTCGACTGGACGCTGGTAGGCAAAACCGTGGCCGATGGGCTGAACGCCATCGCCGACATCGTGAACACGTTTTTCTCTGGTGTGAACTGGGTAAACCTCGGATTCAACCTCGGCGTGGGGTTACACTCCATGTTTGATACGATGGCAAACGAGGGCAAAATGTGGGGCGAAGCGGCTGCAAATGTCATTTTCAACTGGTGGGTTGATACGCTCTATGGCCTTGTCTCAAACCCTACATGGTGGCAGGACATGGGTCGTTTTCTCGGTACTGCGCTTGACTCTATGGTTAAGTCCATTCACTGGGAAAATATGTTCTCTATTATCTCGCTGGGCATCAATGACATAGCGCTGGCGGTCATTCAGTTCTGCAAGAGCATTGACTGGTACGGCTGTGCAAAGGCCATCGCGGACGGTTTCGAGGCAGCGCTCCACAAAATCGACTGGAAAACCATCGGCAAGGCACTGAGCGATTTGTTCCTCGGCTTAGTCGAAGCAGCACTGGGTTTTGTTGCTGAAATCGACTGGGTATCTGTCGGTCAATCCATCGGAAAAGGACTGATGGATATGATTGGCGCAATCGACTGGGCAAGCGTCGTTGCTGCCTGCGCCGCGCTTATCGTCAGCATTTTCGGCGGGCTGATTGAGCTTGTTTTGGGTGCTCTCGGCGGGGCCGCTGAGGGACTGGCCGAGGGCTTTGCAAGTATCGGCATGGACGGCGTAGCAGGTCTGTTTAAGGGCATCTCTGACGCTCTGCTGGGCATCGGCACATGGCTGAAAACGCAGCTTGTTGACCCCATCGTGAACGACATCAAGGAATTTCTCGGCATCCATAGCCCGTCTACCGTTTTTGCAGAAATCGGCATGAACCTGATACTCGGTTTGTTGCAGGGCATCTCGGAAACGTGGGGCCAGATTCCTGCGTTTTTCTCCACCGTCCTGACGGCGCTGGAATCGACAATCGGTACTGCATGGACTTCCATCAAGGAAACTGTCTCCACCGCAGCATCGAACGCATATCAGGCGGTCAGTACGGCATGGACGGCGGTTAAGACCGAAACTTCCACCGCATGGACTGCCGCCAAGCAGACCGTCAGCGATGCGTGGCAAAAGGTCAAGGCCGACACCTCGACCACCGTTGCCAACGTGCGCAGCAGTGTGGGTCAGGCGTGGAGCAATGTCAAGGCTACCACATCGACCACCTTTGCCAATGTCCAGACGACGGCTACACGGAAATTCAATGCGATGCGGGCAAGCGTTGTTTCGACGGCGAATAACATCAGAACATCGATAGCGTCCACGTGGCAGAGCGTCCAGACTACGGCATCCAGCAAGTGGCAGTCGATCACCTCAACGGTCACAAGCAAGTGGAACGCGCTGAAATCCAGTCTGATGGCGAAATCGTCCGAATGGACGAGCATCGGCACCAATCTGGTACAGGGCCTCAAGAGCGGCATTGAGAACGCATGGCACGCGCTGACATCTAAGGTGCAGAGCCTCGCACAAAACCTCACCAATACGATGAAAAATGCTGTCGGCGTTCATTCTCCGTCCGTCATCTGGGCAAAAATCGCCTATTACCTCGACCAAGGCTTGCTGAAAGGCCTGCGGGCCGGGGAGCCGAGTGTTCTGAGCGGCGTTGATTCTCTGGCCGACAAGATGACTGCCGGGCTGGATTTCTCCAACATCAGCTTTAGTCTGCCGTCCATGTCGGCCATCTCCGATATGATCGCCAGCGCAGGGCAGCTTGCTATTCCCGACATCGCGGCGGGCACTGTCATTCCGTACAAAACCAAGATTGACACGTCCGGCGCGGAGATCGATGCCAGTGCCACTCTGTCCGACAACTTCTCCGGCATCGACGAGCGCCTGTCCGACTTGCAGCAGGCGCTTACCACCATCATCACCATTTTGCGGGCACTCAACATCAATATTGATATGGATGCCCTTACCAAAATGATTACCCGCAAGCAAAAATCTAATCTCATTGTGTTTGGAGGTGCATAATCATGGCTGAAAAACCGCAAATGCTTGTGATAAACGGGCATGATTACACCGCCTATATCAAGCAAAAAACCGGCTTTAAGTGGAGTCGGGAAAACACCAATGATGAAAAGGCGGGCCGCGATACCGCCGAAACGATGCACACCAACGTCACATCCCACCAGCGCAAAATCGAAATCAAGATGGGGCCTATCCCGTGGGATATGGCCCAGCAGCTTGAGGCCGACTTGCAGGGCGGCGATTCTGGCGTTGAGGTGTCCTACCCTGACCTGAAAGACGGTTTCTGCAAGCGGCTGTTCTATAACACATCCGTGGATGCAGCACTGGAACGCATCGACTCGGAAACGGGCACGATTTTCCTTGATGATCTGTCTTTCAGCCTCATTTCGGTTAAGGAGGATTTGATCTAATGCAGACCCGGCCTGAAAACTGGGCGGCACTGATCGAATCCGGCAAATACCGGGTCGAATACAAATTGCAGATAGCAGGCATCGACTATGATGCCACGCATCTGCATGGTGTGCCGACCATTGAATGGGGATTGTTGAATAAACCACAAATTGGGCGTGTATGCTCGGCAGTTATGACCGCCGAGGTCATCCCCATTGATGGGGTCACGATTCCCCGGTCTGCCCCCTGCTGGGCATACTGCCGCCTCACCTCTATTGACAAGCAGACGGTCACTGACTGGATACCCAAGGGCCGCTACTATGTCAAGAGCCGCAGCAGCGCATCAACCATCGTACTGACGATGCAGGACGAGATGCTGAAATCGGGGCGCACCTACCTCGACAAAACCTCGCTCGACTGGCCCGCCGCCCAAAAGGACATCGTGGCCGACATCGCCCGCATCATGGATGTGGAGGTGGATGAGCGGACAGTCATCAACGAGGGCGAGGCCTACACCGTGGAGAGCATCGACGGGGATGCGCTGATGTCGGAGGTGCTGTCGTGGATTGCGATTTGCAACGGCGGCAACTGGGTTATGAGTGACAGCGGCAAGCTGCGGCTCATTCCCCTTGCATCCCCCGCCCCGGAGGCCGAAATGGCGCAGAGCCTCGGCAGGGCTTATAAGACACTGGCCGACATCGGCAGTGCCCGCACCATTTCCCGCATCATCCTTACAGATGATGCCGAGGAGAGTTTCGCCGAGGGCGACGATTCCGGCATGACGCTTACGGCTGAGTGCCCTTTTGCAAATCAGGGGGTCGTAAAAGACCTTTGCAACACCGTTGACGGCACAATGTACGGCGCTATCTACCAGCCATTTGAGGCATCCACGGCATACATTGACCCGGCGCTTGAGTTGGGTGATACCGTGGGACTTAAAACCCGGCTGGGCGAGAAAATCCGCGCTGTACTGTATTACATCAAGGCCAACTGCACCGTCAGCTACCCTTGCGACATTTCCGCAGGCATCGACGACGAAACCGATGACGAGTACCCCTATGAAATCGTCACGGCGGGTTCTGATGATAAGGCGGTAAAAACCAACCGCAAATACTACGGCAACAGCATCAATAAGCGGTATGGATTCCGCTCTGAAATGGACGGCGGCGGTTATGCTCAGTTCAATGCTGACGGCATGGAGTTTACCGATGAAACCGGCAAAAAGTGCCTGTACTACGATAAAGAGCGCAAAACCTTTGTCATGGATGGCACACTCGGCGCAAATGCCGTCGTGTCAAACTCCCTTTATGCCGAAAATGGTATTGTATCTGAGTTGACCGTTGATCGCCTTGTAACGGCGCGGCACATCCAAAAATACCTACTGCACGACACCTCGGATGACAGCTATATCAAAATTGAGGGCGAGGTCATACAGTTCATCTCGGCCACGCCTGCCGGTATGTACAACCGCCTGCTGACCGAGGACGGCGTAATCCTTATGACTGAGGATTATAAATTCATCGACTGCGAGGCAAACGGTACAGCCAGCTACACACAGGCAGTGAACCGCCGTGGGGAACTGCTGTACTGGCAAAAGGACATCGCCGGGGCAGAAATCAGCGCAGAGGGCTATCCCCTTATTAACGGTGTGCAGGTATTCACCACCACCGAAAACACGGGATTCCCCTGCCACATCTATGTGTACGATGAAACCGTCATGGCCGAGTACAAATTCGGTATGTCCGGCGACGGTGAAATTCCTTACAATCCGATGCAGACATGGGGTCGTGGCACCGGCTACGGCGACAATGGCAAGGGCCGCATCGAAAAGATCACGGACAGCTTTAAGATGGGATATACCACCCGAAAGGGCGAGGAATTAGCTATTACACTGTCCGATGACGGCTATATCGACCTGCAAAAGACCCGCAAGCCGCTACGGTTCGATTTTTCCCATATCAACGCCGATAAGACCTTTGAGGAAACCATCGACGGCAACGACACGCAGCAGTACAAAGTCACATTCGACAGCGCAGGCCGCATCGCATCCATTCAGGACGAGAACGGTCACATCACGGAGGTGGTCTGGGAATGAGCTACGACCAGAACAGCTTTTTACAGGGCATCGCCGTGGGCAAATCCCTCAAGGGGTGGAGCAGCGGCTACGGCACGGCCACTCCTAAATGCTGGAACGATGAGGGCGTGTATGATTATTTCTACATCGACTACCTTATCCCGCTGTCCGGGCTGACGCTTTCCATGTTCCACCTCAGCACCCGCATCATGTGCGATGCGGGTGAGCTTGAGGCTACGGACATAGAGGCGATAGACAGTTCCACCTATAAAGTATACTGCCCGCTGGCAAAAGCAACTAACGGCTGGATAGCGGTCACTGGTTACAACAGTTCATGGGTCAAATACGATTCTGGGCTGTCCGTACCTGAGTATTCGTCCATCCTTTGGCTGGACGGCAAAATATCGTACACTCCCGGCTATCTCGGCGACATTGATACGCTGAACGGCTGGACATACGATTCTGATGAATCGCCCAGCGTGGACTACCACATCGGGTATTTTCTCTCATACAGCGACACGGATACCCTTGTTGAGTTATCCCCGCTGACAGGTGCGGACACCTGCACCGTGAAATATAGCTAAGGAGGTATTTTGTGTTAGATCGAGCATTACTTCAAGGGCGTGATTTCGATGCGCAAGGGCACTGCCGGGTAGACTACACAGACCCGGTTACGGGCAAGGTGCTGGAACGCATCGAGGGCGATAACCATGTTTTCATCGATCAGTTTACTTGCTCCGGCTTTCAGGGCTTTCAGCCCATGCTCCTGCTTTCCAATGGCGATGTCAACTATGATGCCGATGTGCCTATGATTCCCGGTATGCCCACGGGGTACGGCGTCGTTGGCAGTTCGGCTACGGGCACGTTACAGGGTAGCTATCGTAGTGTTGATAGCTTTAACAACAGAATCAGTCGTTCCGGCGTTACATTCCAGTATGTTTACGACTTTCTGTCTACTCAAATTCCCCTCCCTATCAATTATGTTGGTCTGACTGGACACCAGTTAAATGGCGTTGTCGGTACGCCATTTCAATACCGATGGCCTATTGGTGAGCAGGGCGGCATGATTGATATTGAGCGCAATCGTCGCTTTTACTCTTTTGAATGCTCCCTGTCGAATCAAGCTGGCGGCGCTGGTACGATCCGATTCCGTGACATCTACTCTGTGCCAGAGGCCGTGTCTACTCAGCACGATATTTTTAATCTGGTTGGCTCTCCTGATTACTATGGCTGGAGCGGCTACCGTGCCTGCTGGGGATATGATTATGACAATCAGCGCATCGTTTTCATGCTGACCCGCTACAAGTCTACTCTGGTAAAAGAACAGTACGAAAGTGGGTACGGTTATCACCGTTGGTATAAATGGAATTACCGCGATGAATTTTGGGTGTTGAATGCCGACTTTAACGCCGTAGACCGCCATTTCGTATATGAGTGGGGCGACGACGAGGGGCATGAAATCACGAGTTGGCAATACCGCTACGGAAAGTCATTCAGCATCAATAATTATTTTCGTCTGAATGGCGATCACCTCATTGGCATGGGGCAAACACCGCTGGACTATTCCACTACTTATACTTATGTCATGTACGTCAACGACTATGACATAACCACGGGAGATGTAAGCGAACAAAAAATTCAGAATGATGCCTTTGGGTATTTGTGCTGGTCTGGTTCGATTATGTACTTTTATAAAAAATATATGATGCCCGCCAGTCAGCGACAGAGCATGAATGGAAACTATCGGTATTGGTCTACAGGTTTTCACATTACCCCCGTTGTCGATACCAGCGATATGTCGATTTTCTCTTATAACGCGCCGCAATGTGATGCTTCTTATGCCACTCGACAACAAATTCAAACCGGTATTACTAACCGCTTTCGTAAGATATGGCTACGGAAAGAAACTTCTTACGATGACAGCGTAGGAACAGCACCGATGCCATTTGCCTACACAGCATATAAGCTGCCGAGCGATGCGCCGGAGCGGCCTGAAAACTCGGCTGTGACTATCGCATACGGCTTGACCATCAACTGGTAAAGGAGGGATGATTCATGGCTGATACAAAAATCAGCGAATTGGCGACCAACACCGAGCTGGACGATAAAGATTTTCTTCCCTGCGTATCCAGCGGCACGACTAAAAAGGTGCTGTTATCCAGCATCCGCACCTTTTTCAAGCGGACGTTCGACAGTGACTACGCGGAGGCATCTCATTACCACCGCTACCTGTCGGATGGCACCCGCAAAATCAATATGCCGGACGGCCTGAAAAAAGATGGCGTTATCGCCCTGCTGGCTGACCTCGTGGCAAAAGGCATCTCGTATGACCGATCCTCGGTCAAGCTGCTGCAAAGCGAGAACGTGCAGGCGGCGCTTGATGAGCTGGCGAACAAGTCCAGCACATCGGACGGCAACATCACAAAAGCCGAGAACGCCATCCAGAACCTCAAAACCGCCTGCGAGGGGTTTGAAACCGACATCGGCGCCTTGCAGGAACACGCCGCCGACACCAAAACCAACCCGCACAAAATCACCCCCGCGCTTATCAAGGCCGTGGCCTCGGACACCGTGGGCAAGGCGGGCGGCGTGGCGGCGCTGGACAGCAAGACCGGGCAGGTGCCCGATGCACAGCTCCCCGCCTACGTCAGCGGCGTAACGGTGCAGTTTTCTAATGGTACTGTGCAATTCAACATTGCAAAGTCGAAATAAATCATAGGAGGACAATTTTATGCGTTGTGTCAACACCAAACCCGTAGGCACTGACCCCAAGACAGGCAAGCAGTTGGTCGAGGCGATGATTATTGCCGACACGGAACCCGAAACCCTGCCCACCACCGGCGAGGGCATTATCGGCATGAGCGAGAGCGAGGTTTTCGCCCCGTTCAGCCTGATCTATGTGCTGGCCGAGGATGCCAAGCACAAAATCTACATCGCCGGTGAAACGGGCCAGTTCATCGGCCAGTAAGGAGGCGGCATCATGCAACTTTCTGATGTAGTGCGCATCGCCCTCATTTTCAGTGAGGACGCTAAACGCTATGCAAAAAAGCTGACCGGGAGCATCGACCTGAGCGGCAAGGCCGACAAGAAAAAGCCCAGCAAAGCGGGCAACCTTGCGGCTCTGGATGCCAACGGCAACCTCGCGGACAGCGGCAAGGCCGGGGCCAATGTAGCCGTTAAGGCCAAACCCAGCAAGGCGGGAAACCTCGCCGCGCTGACGGCTGACGGCTCCCTGTCCGATTCCGGGATTGACCCAGCGACCAAAGCCGACCTGCAGGACGGCAAGACCAAAACCGCCCAGATGGCAAAGTCGTTCACATTCGATAAAACGACTGTGAAATTTAACTACTAAGCGGAGGTGCAACACCTATGGCAAGCAAAGTTTTTATCGACAACATCCTTGACCCTACTACTGGCGATCAGGGATTTTTCCTCGGCATGAATGCCGACAACGGCTATCCCGGCATGGATTTGAGCCTGAAGTTCGCGGAGGAGATCAAGGGCTACACCAGTGTGTGGAAGTGGATTCAGGCCCGCATCAAGGCTGGGAACTTCTACGGCATCCATGTGGGCGACTACATCCCGTTCAACTGCACGAACAGCGCCAAGACCCGCATCGTGGCTGTCGTGGCGGGCATCGACACCTACTACAAGTACGGCGATCAGCAGGTCGGTCATCACATCGACTTTATTTCCAAAGATCTGTGGCCCACCTATATCCAGTACAATCTCGCCAACTTCAACAACGGTCTGATTCCCGTGGAAAAGCTGTCCGGCGATGGCAGCAAGACCGAGTTTGTGCTGACGAAACAGATGGACAGCATCGACAACATCATTGTGGGCAGCGATCAGGTCACCGGCTATACCTATGACGCATCCACCTTTACCGTCACATTCGACGAGGCTCCCGCCGCTGGCACGAACAACATCACCGTGACCGGCAAGGGCGACAAGCACCCGTGGCTGTGCTCCCATCTGTATGCGTTCCTGAACTCCCTCAAGATGCAGGTGCCCAACGGCACGGGCAAAGACCCTGCCGTTAAGCAGGTGGATTACACTCAGGGCGGCGTGTACTACTTCTTGCCCGCCGAACTCAAGGCCGTCATCGCCAACAAACGCGCCCTGCTGGGTGAGCGTTACTCGGCCAGCGGCGTACTGAACAGCGATAACGGCTGGTCGTGGACAAGCCTCGGCAATCTGTGGGTGCCTACCGAGATGGAGGTCTGCGGCGCTCCTGTTTGGGGCGGCAATGGATACTCCAACGGCGGGTATGTCCAGTACCCCATCTTTGCCCACAACATGAACCGTATCAAGGGCCTCGGTGATGGTGGTGGCCGTAACAACTGGTGGGAGCTTACCCCTTACTCCGGCAACTCCTCCGGCTTCTGCTATGTGTACAGCAACGGCAATGCGGGCAACACCAACGCCTCCGGCACGTGGCTGTCCGCGCCCGTCTGCTTCCGAATCTCGTAAATCTCCTACTAATATCCCCGCGCCCCTTGTGGGCGCGGCATCAGGTGAACCATGAGTAACGTATTATCCCGATTCCGCAGCATCTCCGAAATGGAGTTTTACAAAAACGCCACTGAATTGCGCTGTGCCCTTTCCGGCTTTGTGATGCAGGAAAAGTACATCCCCAAAAAGTGGCGACCCATTCTCGCCTATCCTACCGTGAATCTGCTGAACACGACGATGGAACACATCATCGCCGCGAACGGTATCTATCCGTACAGCGGCGGCAAACTTGACCACGAGCTTTTGCACCGCCGCAAGGAATTGCAGGCGCAAGCTGTGGCCGACTGTGAGGCCCTGTTTGACCGCTTGCAATTCATCATGGATGAGTTTCATTTTTCCCGGCTAAACACCGGGCTTGACATGGGCATTGCACCACAAAAGGAACTGCCCGCGCAGTTGGTTTACATTGGCGCCCTGTTAGAGCGTGAGGAAACGCTGTTGAAAGACTGGCGGCATAATACGAAATTCCCGGACACCGCAAAATTCAAGCCGAAAGCATCCCTGCCGAACGGGGATGCCCGGTATCAGACACCAATGCAGATCGCCTACACACCCAAGGCGCCGCCTACGGTGCCCACTGTAAATGATTCAAGCGTGATGGCCGCACAGGCAGCAGGGATAAACTATCATCATTATCCCCGTTGACCGCCATCGGGTCGATAGCTGTATAAAAGAGCCGTAACAACTGGTGGGAGCTTACCCCTAACTCCGGCAACTCCTCCAACTTCTGCAATGTGAACAACAACGGCAATGCGAACAACAACAACGCCTCCAACACGTGGCTGTCCGCGCCCGTCTGATTCCAACGAGAATCCTCGGCCAGTATTAAAGTAGGTTTGCTGGGCTAATCAATAGGCAGACCGAAATCCGAGCCTTATCATCATTGGAAGGAGTTATCGACCCTCCCGCAGTAGCGGGTAAATAGGTATCTTGACGCGATCAGCCGGACGCTTCTTGCATGGCCCGCGACGGCGACAACAGGCTAAACTACCGTGCGCCACACGGCAGATGGCCGAGTACCGGGTTTCATGGCTGGTATCGCAAAGAAGTACACAACAGCGCCCCTACAATAACACTTTGCGAGGTACATTCCGAGATGACATCACAAGAGCGGCACGAGGCCCGCTATCAGCGCCGTAAGGCGGCGCGGCAAGCCAAGCACCGCGCACGAATAGCACAGTACGATAATTTTGACCGGGTGGCAGATGTATCCTCGCTGGTCGATGCCAACTATAACGCCCGCAAAGGCGTTATGTGGAAAGCCAGCGTTGCCCGATACAATGCCCGTTATTTCAAAAATTCAATCAAAATCCACAAAACCCTCATGCGCGGTGGCGACACCCGCAGAGGGTTTTATCATTTTGGGATTGTGGAGCGCGGCAAAAAGCGGGCTATCCACAGTCTGCACTACTCTGAGCGTGTTGTACGCCGGTCTGCTTGCACAAATGCTCTGGTGCCGATTCTGTCCAGCAACTTGATATACGATAACGGCGCAAGCCTTGAGGGCAAGGGCATCAGCTTTGCGGTCAAACGGTGCGCTGTGCATCTGCATGAGTTTTACCGCGAAACAGGCGGCAATGACGGGTACATCCTGCTCATCGACTACCGCGCCTTTTTCGACAATATCAATCTGGATAATCTCAAGCGCAATGTGATCGACCGCCATATCCTCGATCAGCGGCTCAATGCTCTGGCGAAAAATTTTGTTGATGCGCCGAATCTTGAACGTCTCAAATATGGGCAACCGACAAAGGAAAATGGTCTGTATATCGGCCCGGAGGACAGCCAGATTTTTGCCATCGCCTACCCTAACAGCATCGACCACACCGTCAAAGACCAATGGCGGCAGCGGTGGTTCGCCCGATATATGGACGATTCCTACATCATCAACAAATCGAAAGACCTGCTGATTGAGTTTCGCCGCCTGCTGTTTGGGCTGTTCGCTGAAAAGGGCATTATCCCGAACCCCAAAAAGACGCAAATCGTCAAGCTGCGCCGTGGTTTTACCTATTTGAAAACTAAATTCACCCTGTTACCCAACGGCAAGGTTTTACAGCAGCCTTGCCGCGAAAGCGTCATCCGGGAGCGCCGCAAAATCAAGAAGTTTTTCAACTTTCTGCAGGCGGGGCTTATGACGATGGAACAGATTCTCACCTCTTATATGTCGTGGCGCGGATCACTTATCAAAAAGCAGGCCCGCCGTTCTGTTCACTGTACAGATCTGCTGTTCTACAAGCTCTACGGCATCATGCCGTGGAAGATAAAATCAAAACGAAAATCGAAAGCGAGGCACATTCAATGGAAAAATTTTTTGAACGCATCGACACCATCAATGCTGAAATCACCGCCCTTAAAAGCCTGCTGACCGATACCGACTATAAGGCGCTGAAACACGCTGACGGCGTTATGAGCGCCGAGGAGTACGAGCCTATCCGCCAGCAGCGCGAGGAATGGCGCGACAAAATCAACGCGCTGGAAACGGAGCTGGCCGCAGCTACACAAGAGTTTGATGCGGAGATGGCCAAGGTGGCCGCTACGCAGGTAAAGGAGGGTTAAGGATATGAGGCTGTCTAATGGTGAGGTTCTGCTGCGCTGGCCGCTGGACATCCACGTTCTGACGCAGGGCTGGTACTACAACAACGGCAGCTTGCATCAGGCCGTAGACCTCCGCACCCAAATCGGCACCAACTACAAGCGCCCGGTATACGCCGCCGAGGATGGTACGGTAGATCAGACGCAGGATTGGGACGGGCACACCAAGACCGGGATGCAGAGCTATGGCAACATGGTTCGCATCAAGCACTCGCCCTACAAGGGCATGACCTTGCAGACCCGATACGCTCACCTGTCCAGCTATTGCGTCAAGTACGGTCAGCAGGTCAAGGAGGGTGACATCATCGGGTACAGCGGCATCACGGGCAATGTTTTCGGGGCGCACTTGCATTTTGAGGTTATCCTCAACGGCAAGCGCACCAATCCGCTGACATGGCTGGATTGCGACTATACCCTCGCCACGGGCAAGGAGTATCAGTTCAACAGGGGCGAACATTCCGTTGTCATCCCGGACGCGGACAAAAAGCCCGCCGCCAGCCCCGCAGAAACGCCCTCTACGGCCCCCGCCGCCGAGGAGGGCAAAACTATTCAGGCGATGCTCATCGGGCCGCTGACAGCCGCCGAGGCGGCGGCATTTGACGCGATGGCCGTTGAGAGCGGTCTTGCCGATGATCGGTATGTCAAGCTGGCCGTTGATGCCGAGGGCAAGATGTTTATGCGGGCGGCGACCCTCACCGGCATGGACGCTATGCGGATGTACGCGCTGGCGCAGACCAAGGGCCTGAAAGACAAATATTTTTCGGAGTATGTGGGGTAAAGCCATGAAGAAACTGTTTATTTCCCAGCCGATGCGCGGTAAGACCGATGATGAAATCCTCAAAGAGCGCAAGGTGCTGATCGCCGACGTGTACATGAAAACCCATGAGGAAATCGAGGTCATCGAATCCTTTTTCGAGGATGCCCCGGCTGACGCAACGCCGCTGTGGTATTTGGGCGAGAGCATCAAGCTGCTGGGTACCGCTGATTTTGTGGTGTTCGCCCCCGGTTGGCAGGATTATCGCGGATGCCGCATTGAGCACGATGCCGCCGTAGCCTACGGCATCCCTATCGTGGAGGTGTAAATCCAATGCAGTCGTGGAACATCGTCATCACTTCCCCGTGGCAGGTCGTGACAGCCGTTGTCGCCGTAGCTACGGCATTTACAGCCATTGATAAGGCATGGGACACCCTGCTGGCGAAATGGAAAAAGCACAAAGCCCCCGAAGAAGCTCAGAACGCAGAAATCAGTGCCCTTAAAACACAGATTCAGCAAATCACTCCCCGGCTGGATGCCGTGGAGGGGCAGTTGACTGCGATGGGCAAGACGGTCAACGACCTACACACAGGGAATCTGGCGGTGCTGCATGATCGGATCTATCAGATGTGCCGCCTGTGCATCAAACGCGGGTACATCACCGAGGATGATCTGAACAATCTGAAATACTTATACGACAGCTACCACAGTCAGGGTGGCAACGGAACGGGCACGGAACTCTATAAACGGGCCAAGGCGCTGCCCATCCGCATCGAAACCGAGTAAGGAGGATAAATCATGGACAACAAAAAAATTACCTCTACCAAGGATACCACCAACAACACCTCCCCGGTGCATGATTTTTGGAAAAACCTTGCAGCGTTGCTCAAGGTGAAAACCATCATCACGCTGGTTATCATCGCGGTGCTGGCTGTGCTGTCCATCAATGGGAGCATCGAGCCGGATAAGTTTCTCACTATCGCCACGATGGTAGTGGCGTTCTATTTTGGTACCCAGAGCGAGAAAAAGCCCTGAGTGCTGACCGACATACCAACTGACACTTGCGCGGGCATCCTATTTGCGGGATGTCCGCTTTTTTCGTTGTACCGCAAAATATACCGCATGACACTTTTGCTGACACTTTCCGGGGCAAGTGTCAGTCTGTCAGATTTTCAACTGACACGCGCTGACGTAGTTTTGCGGTGTGTCACTGGGTTTGTCATGTGGACTTTTAGCGATATATCATCTTATTATTTCTATATATGACACTTCTGACACTTAAAATATAAAAAGATAATATATGGTATAATATACACCCCAAAACGCCATAACGCCCATGTTTGCGGGTGCGTATACGCGCGTGCGCGAGAGTGTCACAGGATAGCAAAAAGCCCATCGGTAGATTTCGCGGTCTGCCGATGGGCTTTTTCATTCGGGGTGTTTTTCAATTTTTTCCTCTACCGCGTCCATGATATAGCGGTTCAGGGATGTGCCCGCCGCCGCTGCGGCATCCCGCCAGCGCTCTTTTGTGCCTTTGGGGGTTCTGATCTGGATGCTGTCAGTCTTTTCACCGAGATACTTCATGGATGCGTTTTTCTGTGCATCTGTGTATTTTGCGCCCATTTTGGGGTACACCTCCTATCTAAAATATAATACCACATATATGTATATGCTTGCTATATACATTTTGCACAATGCCACTTTCTAAATTTGCCCGAATCTTTGTTGAATTTGCGTATTGTGTATATAGCAAGCATATACTATAATAGAATCATCGAAAGAAACGAGGCAACACACAGGAGGACATCAAAATGAAAGCGACCCGCACACATTCCGGCACCTACCGCGTGGAACTCACTTATACTGAGGCCGAAATCCTCTACGGATACAGCACCAAGTATATGTATCTGGGCACGGCCCTCAAGATGCCAAGCGCCAAAGATGGCATCGTGATTTGGGTCGATAACAAGTTTGAGGTCATCCACGACCTGAACGCCGCCGAGCCTGAGTGCCCGTATGAAGATTGAGGAGGTAAGCCATGAAAATATCCAGCATTGACGACGCAAGGTCTTATGAGCGTATTCTCTACGCTCTCCGCTCTCTGCCACAAGGCAAATCCGTCCGTAGTTATGTGGACGCCGTCAAGCGGGATTTGCGGGCATTCTACCATCGTCCAGAGAGTTGCGTTAAAATCATCACGGCTGACTACGATAGCGGCTGGCAGCTTATCACTCTGACAGCCAAGACAAAAGAGGATGCCGATGCCGAATTTAATGCCCTCTATTATCGTGTTTGCACCCCATCGCAGTATGACTGCACGGGTCAAATGTTCACCGTTTTCTACAAGTTGTTCAAGCGCAACGGGCGCTGGATGGCATATCATCACTTCGCTATGGACGTTTAAGGAGGAAAACACCATGATTAACAACGAAACCATTATTTACGAGCTGTGCAACAAATATCAGTGGTTCACCTGCGGCAGTGTCCGCCAGTACGAAAAAGCACTGACAATGGCAAAGGGCGGTGTTCCCATCACGGAGCTGGCCCGCGTCATCTGGATTTGCAGTGATGAGGTTCCCTATTTCGACATCCTGACCGCAATCAGCACATCCGGTTATACCGAGAACAAAAATAAGGAGGAGCAGGTCGATGAATAACACGAACACTGTAATTGATGAGGATGACAGCGGAAAGGTGCGTTATAAGGATTTACGCTGTGGTGATATGTTTGAATATGGTAAGAATAGCGACTTTTACATGAAAACGTCCGAGGGTCGTCTCCATCTTGCGACTGGAATTGTTGAACACATGGATGATTGCATTTTAGTGCTACCTAAAAATGCTTTACTGATAAGAAAAAACTAACACAGTTTATAAGGAGGTTTTTCCCATGAAATACTACCCCATCGACGAAAGCGCGGCCCGCCGCGCCAAACAGGCAAACAGCCTCAGCGATTATGCTGAGGGATCAGCGACCAGCGAATACCGCCGAGAGATTGATCGAGCGGCTACACTGGCGGAGGAGTGCAAGAAAGGCAAGACCGAGGCCCAGCAGGATAAGATTGACTACCTGCTTGACCGCTATGCCCGCCGACTGGCTGACAATATGAACGCATCAAATCGCAACCGGGCATCTTGCCCGTCTGTCATGGTCGCCGGATGGTCTAATTTTCCCGTGCGTAAGAAGCAGCAGCAACTCTCCCGTGACGACACCCTCATGCGGGAATGGCGGGATATTCGAGGCATCCTTGACCAGATTCGGGCTGTGGGTCACGGCGGCATCAGCGGTATGGATGCCGATGCGCGGGAGCGCGTACAGGCAAAGCTCACCGAGCGCGAGGTCATGCAGGAAAAGATGAAATCTGTAAATGCGTACTGGCGCAAGCATGGGGCGCTCGTAGGCTGTCCGGGACTTTCGGATAAGGAAGTTGCCCGCCTCACGGCATCGATCTCTCAGAGCGCGTCTACGGGGCGTTCTGAGCCGCCCTATCCGCGATGGGCACTGGATAACAACGGCGCTGAAATCCGTCGCCTGCGCTCCCGCCTCGCCGTGCTGGACGCACAGCAGGCGCAAGGTGATTCTGAGCAGACTTTTTCGGGCGGTGTTCTGCGCATCACCCCGGAGCGGGTGCAGTTGGTTTTTGATGATAAACCCGCCGCCGAGATACGCGATATTGTCAAGCAGTGGGGTTTTCGCTGGGCGCCATCTCAGGGGGCGTGGCAGCGGCAGAATACCGCCAACGGCAGATACGCAGCAAAGCAGGCCATCAAGGCCATTGAGGAGGCCGCACAGTGAAAACAGGGAAAGCTATCAAGTGTTGTCCGCTTTGCGGTGGTCGCATTGTTGTCAGTGTCCTATATCAGTGTTCGCTTGACTATGTAATGCGGCAAGATGGGACAATCGGCAATCGGAGTAAGCGCGGCAAGAGTGGCCCTATGGATGCAAGCATTGCCGCCTGTGAGAACTACCGAACCTGCGATGCCCGGTGGGAAGTCGATGACTTTTTTGTTGACAGTGATAGGCGCTTTTGTGACTATAAATATAGCAAGGAGGATGGCTGATGCCCTATTACAGCATTGAATACCATGGCAAGGCCACCGTATGGGCCGAGAATGAGCAGGCAGCAAAGGATGCGTACACCGATGACCCGTCCTGCGCTGGCCCAGATGAAGAATTTTATATCGATCATGTGGAAATGGTCGATGATGACGAGGAGGACAACTGAAATGGTTAAATACATCAAAGGCGACGTACTAAATTGCAAGGCTACACTTGTAGCGCATCAAGTGAATGCGTTCGGAGTGATGGGCGGTGGTATTGCGGCGGCAATCTGGCCGCTGCTAACCTCAAAATCCCAGAGCGCCTATGTGGAGAAATGCCGCCACAACGCAAAGCTCCCAGTAACTGAGTGGATGGGTAGCATCCAGATTTTGGACACAAAGCGCGAGGAGCTGAAAATCTGTAATCTGTTTACTCAGTTCCCCGCCCCGGTTGATGGGTCGTTTGATCTGACCGCCTACAACTATCTGCGGCAGGCGCTCGACCTGCTGAGGGTCTATGCCGTATTCAATGATTATGACATCGTGGGCGTTCCTGCCCGCATCGGATGCGGCATTGCTGGCGGTGACTGGGACAAGGTTCAGCGCATCATTCACGATGTCTACGATGATTCCGGCATTACGATGCTGATCGTGGATAATCAATAATTCTCTTTGCATCGCGCCTGCAGGGCATCCTGTGGGCGCTATTTGTATGTATATGCTTGCTATATACACATTGCACAACATCGCCAATCATTTTTGCCCGAATCTTTAGCTGCTTTGCCTATTGTATATAGCAAGCATATACTGTATACTAGAATCATCGAAACAAACAGCACACACCCTTCAAAGGGCGTCCACCGGGAACAGCCGCTCGGTGCTGATGATGGCGGGCTAAAACAGACCCCGCGCGACGGGGAGGAAGGAAAGAAAAATGACGGTTTTTGAAGAATTGACAAAAGGAATGAAGTTCAGCGAACCATCGGAAGATATTAAAAAGAACATGGTAAAAGTCTTTAAAAAGAATTTCGGCTGTCCGCCATGGAATGACGAGTACGAGGAAGGGTGCAAGGAGTTCACCGGCTGCGAAAGCTGCTGGTTTGGGTACATAAACAGCGAAGCAAAATAAAGGCTGCAAAAGCGAGAGCCGGACGCGGTCCGGGAAAAGGAGTCGAAAATGAAGATTGCAACACTTGAGAAAATCCACGAGCCGCTGAAAAAGGAAGCTGAAATCCGCAGCAACCTACAGGGCGCAGCATCTACCGCAGCCGCACCGCTGCTTCAGGCGCTCCTTCCGGCTCTCACGGCCATAGCCGATAAGGTGGAGGAGGTGATCTCCAATGACCTACTGCGCAATTCGTCCGGGGCCGTATGATGCTGGGGCATACATCACGGCATCTAACAACCTGCGTACCCTAATGCGGGCTACAACGCGGGCTGTGGGGCAAAGCGGCGAGGCGATGATATACAAGACAGATGATTTGACTGTCATCCATGTTTCACTTTTCGGCGTACAGGTATACCGTCCAAAGGATGGGGCATTCCCCGTCGCCATCAAACACGCGCATCTGGGCTGGATAGATGTCAAAGTGGAGAATGTGGAGAAATAAGAAAAGCCGGAGGCTTTACGCCTCCGGCATTTTTACTGAAAAAACAAACACCGAACAGCTAACAACAACTGTTATCAGCGGTTCGGATGTCTGTACAATGGCAGGGGTAGAAGGATTCGAACCCTCGGCACGCGGTTTTGGAGACCGCTGCTC